TGGCTGGTGTGATCCTGACCGTGCTGCTGAAGCGCGTCTGATGGGCATGTTCGCCTTCCGGCGACTGCGTGAACAGGAGGCTGCTTCTGCGGAGGCAGCCTCTCTTTCTATTGCAGAGCCCATACTTAAACTTGAGATGACGGAGCCACCCAACGATGGCAATAGCAATCAACGCAACCGTAGGGTCGGCAAGCGCAAACTCCTACCTGACGCTGGCAGCAGCGCAGGAGATCATTGATGGCTTTGTGCAAGATGCTGATGTGACGGCATGGGCATCAGCTACTACTGACCAAAAGAATCGAGCGCTATTTACCGCTACCCAGCGATTGGATCGTGAGCGGTTTCTAGGTGCTCGCGCTACCGATACGCAGGCATTGCAGTGGCCGCGTACTGGCGTGCGCAAGCCTGACACCTACATCAATACGTACGCTGTCGGCTTTCCGTTTCGCATCACGACGGACTACTACACGGACACTGAGATTCCGCAGCAGGTGCAGTATGCGCAAGTTGTGCTGGCCACTTATCTTAACAACAACCCTGATGGCATTGGGCTAAGCGGGTTGGAAGACTACAAGAACGTCAAGATTGGCATCATTGACGTGACTCCTAACCTCGGTTACGGCGCTGTTGGTGTTGACAAGGTGCCGCCGCTGATGGAGCGATACCTAACAGGGCTTAGAATTAGCGGACCAGGCAACTTTGCAATCAAGCGGTCATGAGTTACAAGTATCCCGGCGCCGAATATATCGACGACACTGCAGCGCATACCGGCCGCTTCGGCAAAATCGTTGCCCTTGAAGACACGGTGATCGCTAGCTTGGCTGCAATGGATTGGACTGGCAACGCACTCAGCGCCATCCCGTTTAAGGCAAGCACCGAACTTGAAGGCGTGTTTACCAGCATCACATTGACCAGCGGCACTGTTGTTGCTTACAGGCTCTGATGGCTTACGTTCTTCCTGGTGGTGGTGATGCGGTATCACGCGATGGGCTCGAAATCCCTACGCATGATTGCATTGTCAATACATACGACGGCGCGAACAACTTGCTGACTGCAACGTACAAACGTGGCGGCACAAGCGGCAAAACCGTAGCAGTGCTGACAATGACCTACGACGGCAACAATAATCTGCTTACCGTTGTTCGGAGCTGAGCAATGGCCTTTAAGCTCAATCCGTTCACAAGTGGTCTTGATACAGTCCGCAACCAAATGTTGTGGGGGTCGTTTTACGACACGACTCAGCAGATTGCAGCGGCTGCTAACACTGCCTATTCGATTGGCATTAATTCAACGGATGCTGATAGCCGTGGGATAAGCATTGTCTCTGGCTCACGAGTCACCTTTTCTAGGGCAGGCGTTTACAGCGTCACTTACTCTGTCCAGTTTGTGAACACAAGCAACTCGATTCACGACATCAATATCTGGCTGCGCAAGAACAATGAAGGCAGCGCTGGCGACGTGCCGGCTAGCGACAGTAAGTTCAGCATCATTTCAAGCCATGGCGGCGTTGATGGCCACGTTATTGGTTGCGTAAACTATGTTCTGAAACTTGCCGCTAATGATTACTTGGAATTGATCTGGTCTACCACAGACGTAGCCGCTAGTATCCAATCGCTTCCTTCGTCGCCATCGGGACCAGCGCATCCTTCCATCCCTGGCATTATCCTTACAGCAGTGCAGGTTGCCTGATGGCATTAGCTAGTCCGCTACGCAAAGTTGCCAGCAAGCTGATGGCAAAGTTTGGCGGTGTTGCCACTATTCGCCGTGTAACAACAGGCGCTTACAACACCACTACTGGCACCGTTAGCGAGACCACGACCGACACCGTAGTGCGTGGCGTGCTGGAAGATGTCAACCTGCGTGAGGTTAATGACCTAATCCAATCTGGCGACAAGCGGCTGTTGATTGCTGCCGCTGATATCGCCAACGCGCCTACTACGGCTGATGAAGTACTGATTAGCAGTGTGACGCATCAAGTGATCGAGGTTCGCACGATTGAACAGGACAACACTGCCATCACCTACGAGCTGATCCTGAGGGCATAATGGCACGCACCATCCGAGTTGGTGATATCGGCGACTACGCCAGCCAGCAGATGGAGAAACTGCTGCGGGTTGCGGTGCTTGAAACTGACAGCAGGCTTAAACAGGCAAGCCCTGTCGATACGGGCAGGTTTCGTGTTAGCTGGCAGGTAGGGGAGAATGCGGCGCCAGGCGGTGAGAAACCTGCAGGCAACTACAGCGGCATTCCGCAAATTGATCGCATCGGGTACCAGCAAGAAAAGCTAGGCAACGTGTACAGCGTGCACAACAATCTGCCATATGCAGAGCCTCTTGCCAATGGCAGCAGCAAGCAAGCGCCGGCGGGTTGGGTGCAAGGCATCGCTAAAGACATCCAAGGCTTTGTGCGTACAAATGCCGACCGCATCGGGAGGGAATCATGAGTAGCACCTACAACGACGTTCGCGCTGCCATTGAAGGGCGCATTGCAACGCAGATGGCACTGCCGCCTGCGTATCCGGTCAGCTATCAAAACGTGCCATTTACGCCACCCAACAACACGCCATGGGTGCAGGTGTTCATTCGCTTTGGCGATAACAGCTACGCCACCCTGCTGCCCACTGGTGGCGTTGGCTTCAACCGCCAGACTGGCACGCTGGTGGTTAATGTCTTTACGCCACAGGGTCAGGGCACTGCTGCTAATTTCACCATTGCAGAGCGGCTAAAGGATTTGTTTGATCGTGCCAAGTTTTCAAGCATTATCTTTGACGCAGCTTCAGGGCCAGCGCAAATAACACCAGCAGCGCCTGAGCCTTACTTTCAAACTCAGCTAACTGCTACGTTTGAAGCCTATCTAGACTGAATCTAGCCACTACCGTTCACAACATGGCTGTTACTGTTTTGTCCGGTACGTCCGGCGCTCTCTACTACAAACCCGCTGGCACCAACGGCAACTTCCCTGAATCCGGCGTCAATGCCAGCACTGATGTCATCACCGTTCAGCCGTACCTGAACTTCAAGGCAGGCGATCCGGTCAAGTTCCGCGTTATCAATAGCCAAACCGGCGGATCTGGATCCGGCACCCTGCCTGCGCCGATTGATGCAGCTACCACCTACTACGTGCTGAGCTACACCGCAGCCACTGGTGCGCTGACGGTTTCGACGGCTGCTGGCGGTACTATCCTCGCCATCACCGACGACGGCACGGCTGTGGCACCTAACGAGTTCGAGGTGTACTACGCCGACTATGCCGCCGTTGGCCAGGTGCAGTCTTGGTCGTTTGAGATCAGCCGCGCTGAAATCGACGTCACCACCATCGGCCAAACCGCTGGCCAGTATGCGCCCTTCCGCGCTTACATTCCTGGCTTCGCCGACGGCAACGGCACCGCAACGATCTACGTCACCAACGAGGACGCTGCGCTGTCCAATCGCATGGTGGAAGACGTGCTGCAGCGTCAGCAGGTTGGCTGCGGCTTCAAGCTGTACACCGACAAGCAGGGCACCGAGGCGCTTAGCCGCAGCATTGCCATGGATGCCGTGCTGCTGACCGCCAGCCTGAATATCAACCCTGATGACGCTCAGCAGGTTGAGATCACCTTCCGCCCGGCCGGTGCACCTACTTTTGACTTCAGCACTTCTGCTTGATAGTTGAACGGCCCCGGCTTATGCTGGGGCCACCCACATTTATTGCATGGCATCATCTGCACTGGCGCGGCTGAAAAAAGCAGCCAATCTTCAGCCAATTAAGCGCGTTGTAACACTCAACGATGGATCTACGTTTGAGTTTTACGCTACGGCGCTGACCATGGCAGAACGCGAGCGTGCACAAAAGATGCCCGGTGGCGATGATCCCAATGGCTTTGCGTTGAACCTGCTGGTAACCAAAGCAGCCGACGATGCCGGCCAGCGGTTGTTTCAGGCTGGCGAGATTGCTGAGCTGAAAAACGATGTGCTTGACAGCGACCTGCAAGCCATGATGCTCGCCATCATCACCAATCCAGAGGAAGACAAAGAACTGGACATGAAAAGCGGTAAAGGCTGAGCTGAAGAAAGACAACCTGCTGTTGCTGCAGCTTGGCGTTGCAAAAGAACTTGGATATAGCCTGGCGCGATTAAACCAAGAGGTAACGCTTGAAGAGTTGCTGATATGGTCTAGTTATTTTGAGCTGCAGAACGAAGAACAGGATCGTAGAATGAAGCA